AACCTGTGCGTATAACGTGTTCCAGCAAATCAATGGTGTCGTCCGGCAGAGGGTAAGTGTTCTGTCCTTGAACAAGATCAATCACGCCAGTCTCAATCGTCCACAGGTTGATGCCACGGTTTGCCCAGTCAGCAAACATGATGTTTAAACTGCGTCTGGCTGTGCGCAGGTCATATCCAGTACGTAGCTCACCACCGGCGCGTTCAAACGCCTCTTCGACCAGTTCGGTCAAGTCGAGGTTAAAGCTGGTTGCACCGGAAGTATTTGCCATTATCTAAATCCTGCCGTTTTCTTTGCCACTTTAGGCGGTTGCTTTACGAATTGTTTCCCTTTAGCTTTGCCAGCACGTTTTGCACGTGTTGTCGCAGCGTACTCAGCAGGGCTAAGACTCTTGATCGCAGCTTTTGGAAGGTATCGCTCACCTGTGTCAGAAGATTTTTTACCACTTTTCGTTGTCCAATCTTGTTTACCCCAGTCCTTTAGGGATTGCTGTGGATTTTTAATCACGATACCCGCCGCCAGCAGCTTTGTAACGCTTGGCTAACACCTGACTTTTACGGGCTGACCATTGCCCTGCGCCCGTACCTACGATTGCCGCAGCTTTGACGCTGTTGAAGATACGTTTGCGTAAATCAGGCTTAGTGTAATTACCCGCCTCATTGACTTTAGACTTTGTTTTACCGCCTTCTTTCATGCCCGGATTCTTTGGGTTCTTTGCATTTTTGGGGTTCATAGGGTTAGCTTTTATTTCCCCACCCTCTGCATACATATCCACATCCTGCGGCTTGTCCTTGCGGTGAACGACCTTTTTCTTTGGCATTTTTGATGGGTTCATTGCGCCCATACCGCGAGAAGACATCATTTTTTTCCACCTTTAACTTTTTTGGCTAAAAACAATTTATCAACCATCTCTATCCGCTGAGGCTTGGTTGTGACTTTGTTAATGATGCCCAACCGCTTGGGTTTACTCGCGCCGTAAAACCCAGCCTTTTTTAAAGACTTAGCTACACTGCTATTGGGTTTTGCGGTTGCCATGTCAGCACAGCTTTCCACGAGTTTTGCCTTTAGTGGCAATACCATCTGCGCGACGCGAAGCAGTCATACCACCGGAAGCCATCTTATTGACCATGCCACCCTTTTTCATAGGGTTGCCAGCCTCATCAAAGCCACGTTGACCACCCATGAAATTACCAGCTTCGTCGTAACCCTTCTGACCGCCTTTAAAGGGCGGCGTTGTAGTACGAGTACCACGGCTCATACCAGCTTCAGCCGAGCGTGGATCAGCAGGTTTTGTCATAGGTGGATTAACGGAGCCGCGACCAGCGCCTGCTGTCGAAGTAGTGCGAGTTCCGCGAGACATCCCGGACTCAGCCGAGCGAGGGTCTGTAGCACTCACATTGGGAGGATTAACTGAGCCTCTACCAGCGCCAGCAGTTGAAGTAGTACGAGTGCCTCTAGACATCCCAGCTTCTGCTGAACGAGCATCGGTGGCGCTAACACTAGGAGGGTTTACAAACCCACGACCAGCACCGGCAGTTGAAGTGGTGCGAGTACCGCGAGACATCCCAGCTTCAGCTTCGCGGGGGTCTTTACGAGTTGTGATTGTTTCTAACTTTGGAGCAGGTTTGTTTCTGCGAATAATGGGTTTAGGATTCATTTCAGATGTTGGTGGGATAACGCCTTGGTTACCCGCTTTGTCGTTTGACGCTGCTTTAGGTGATGTAATCGCACTTACAACGCTATTTTTCGTTGTAGATAGCCCAGAGGATTCTTCCCTGTTTGCGCGTGCCAATGTGTCGTTATCCTCGCCAGCCTTTTTTCTAGACGCCGCGTCATCACTCTTGCCGTCGGTTTTGCTTGAGTCGCCTTTATTGCGCATGGAGTAAGCTAGACCCGCTAGACCCGCCAATGCTGCTATATCTCTTGCTTTTGCCATGATTTACTCCTTAACAGGCTTTGCCGCCCATGTTCATCTTAATCATCTTGCCCTTGGTTTTACCCTTGGCCTCGACACCACCACCTTTAGCCATCTTCATGCCATCTTTGGCAGTGTCCATGCCTTTTTTCATTACAGGCTTGCCCATTTTGGAGGGCATTTCTGATTTGGCTCCAGCTTTTTTCTTAGCTATCATTGCCATAAAACCGGGGTTCATTTTCGTTGCCATAGTTCCACCTTTTGAGAAGAGGGCTTTTTGCCCGTGATTGGTTTTGGGATTGTTGATTGTTTGAGAGTCTGCGCGAGTTCCAGATCCTCTACCAAACTTCATGCCTTTGCTGGCCTCGCTAAAGTCCTTGCCTACGGCTTTAGGAACTCCAACTTTCTTTGCAAATGCTGGGTTATGAGCCACAGCATCCATAAAGGTCTTTTGCTTTTTACTCACCGCTGGCATCGTCGGCTTTCTTTTTACGGAATAACGCAAAAAACTCTTTGCCTGTAGCCATCTCGTAAATGCGCATGACACCCACTACCGCACCGATCAAACCAAATACGGGGGTAAGTAAATCCAAAAACGTACCAAGCGTGGTAAACACTGCCACGATGTCCAATACATTTTTTACGCTGTCTGTTTGTTCGGTCATGTCAGCACTTCCATCTTGCTAAGGAAGCCGCCTTACGGGTGGGCTTACCTTTTTCATCTTTCATTGGGCCGGGCATACCAGACATACGAGCGCAGAATGAATCCTTGCGCTTGCCGCCTTGTGGCTGCGGAGCTTTCAAGTTGCTTCCTGTTGCTGCGTTGTACTTAGCACGGCCTTTGGCAGTCAAACCCGCACCCTTGGAAGCGGGTAACTTTTCACCGCGACCAATTGCAAGGGAGGGAGTTTTCTTAGTCATGATATGTTGACTTTACTGTGTTTTTGTGGTTTAGGCAACTTTTTTTCTGGATTCATATATTCCTCAAAAGAACATTAAAAAATTGCCTGTTGCCGTTGCTGGAGGCGCAGGAGGTGCTGTAAATATCCATCCTGTATTATTGCCGCCATCTGTTGAATTTGCCCCTGCATACCATCCTGCCCCACCAGTAGCTGTAGACCTGCTGATAGACAAAAAGTCTGCGCTCACAGTACCGCTTGCTTTGGACAGCGTATGGCTTGCGGCGGTCACCGAGCCAATGGTTAGAAGTCTTGTGGATTCACCACTTGCATTCCAATCGGCAAACGTACTTGTTGTTGCCGCCGTGAACAGGATAGACGTTGCACCAGTGGTTTTATAAGTATTGGTTATGTTGTTAAATGTGTTTGAGCCTGTAATGGTTAAAGCGCCAGCGCCACCTTGGTTTAGTGTGCAGTTAAACGTAGAGCCACCGCCCACAAACGTTTTGGCGGTTGCGGCAGTCATGGAGATCGTGCCTGTGCCTGTACCTGCGGTTGTGGTGAAGCCTGTGGGAACAGCGTTGTTAAATGCAGTTGTTGTTGCGGCTGGACAAATCAACGTGCCGCCGTTAAAGGTTAAGTTCTTTGTGCCTGTGGCAGTTGTAAATGCTGTTCCAACAGTATATGTAAAGCCATTTAAATCTAATGTTCCATTGGTTAAGGTAGCAGTTCTTGTAGACCCCATTGTCAACGCATCTTGAAGTTGCCATGCACCGCCAACACCGTTAAACGTAATTGGTCTATCTATTGTTTTTGCATTAGTGGTAATTGTTTTAGTTCCGCTAGTAGCCGCAAATCTCCAATCGCCAGTTCCAGCAGTGAGTGTCATCCCTGATGATAATTTCAAATTTCCATAAATGAATGCGGTTCCAGCAGTTGTAGTACTCCATGTGCCAGCATAGCCCGTAAAGTCAATATTTTTTGCTGAATAATTACTTAAAGTCAAAAAATTCAGCGTATAAGTACCACCAGTAAAATTAAAACTGATAGAGTTAGCCTCTGACAAAGAGCCAGTGGACACAGAAATTGTAGTAGAGCCTGTACTTGTGACGTTAACTACTTGAGTGCCTGTTGTAGTAAGCCCTGTAGTTGTTACCGTAGTCCAAACAGTACCTGTACCAGTACAAGATATTTGACCCGTACCAAAAGCAAT